GTAAAAAACAAAATGAAGAATTTACTAAAGAAATTTACCATGTTTATGTTGTCTATTATGACAGTATTATCTATGGTAACAGGTTTATTCCAACCAGTTTATGCCAATGGTGGCGCTGGTGCTGGTGGTTCTGGAGGTGGTCAGGTAACAGGTGACAACCCAGGTTACACAGTATGGTTTGACCAGTGGGGAGCTGATGGTCAGCCTATCCAAGGTTGGAATGAGGATTCAATGAACAACATGCAGGTTCGTATCGAGGATATGCTTGGTAAGACAATGAATCCAAATGCTTACGGTGGAACACGCCCTTACTTGGAGATTTACCAACAGGCAGCACGAGAAGCACTTGCAGATGCACAGGCTCGTTCTCAGACAGGTCGTGCGAGAGTTGTTGGTGTCTCAAGTATCTATTGGGACGGTGGCAACAATATGCAGGCTGCGTATGACTCAAAGTCAAATGTATTACGTCTAGCAGGAACTCGTTCAGGTACAGCAGAAGAATTACCAGATAATACAGGTTGGTCAACAACCTATAACAATGGTGATGGTGCTACTGGTGCTAACTGGAGAGATTGGTTACAACAGTATGGTGTTGCTAAAGCACCTGATACTAACCTAACAATGATTGTTTGGGCAGTTGCTGAAGGTGAACCATTACCAAGAGAAATTAATTTAACAATAAAGAAGTCAAATGGTATTCCATCTTTAACACTTGGAAATAAGTGCTATGCACAGGATTTAAGTGGCGCAGAGTATGAGGTACATAAGAAGGCTGATTTATCTGATGCACCATTATATACATTAGTGACAGATGCTAATGGTAATGCTTCTGCACCAGAAAAGATTACAGTTGAACCTAGTAATCCATTTGTTTATGTTAAGGAAGTAAAAGCACCAAAGGGATTTGCATTAGACCCAACAGTATATACTGTATCTGCTTCTAATCCTTCAACATGGACTGTCAATTCAGTTGATATGCCATTAGATGACCCTGCCACTATTGAATTGGTGAAGAAGTCTGCTGAAGGTATCGAAAATCCTGCTCCATTAGAGGGTGCTGAGTTCACAGTTAAGTACTATGATGGTCAGTATACATTCGATACATTGCCAGAGCAAGCAACAAGAACTTGGGTAATCAAGACTTTAAACATTGGTGGAAAGTATCACACAGGTTTAGAGACAAAGTATAAGGTGTCTGGAGATGACTTCTATGTAAACGCATTAGGTGTTCCAACACTACCTTTAGGTACTATTACAGTCGAAGAGACAAAAGCACCGAACGGCTATACTCTTGAACATAAGACATTAAATGCAAATAACGAAGAAGTTACTATTAAGAATGGTGTTGCATTGTTTAACATTGTTGATACTAATAGTGTAACAAAGCTAGTTGGTGGTAATGAGTATACTATTAGCGAGGGTGTTAAACGCTCAGGTTTCTCTATTAAGAAGATTGACAGAGAAACAAATGAGCCAGTAGGTGTTGCAGAGTTTAAGATTTTAAATCCTAATAACTACGATGTGAAGTATATGCATAAGGATGGTACATCTGAGATTATTGAAGCTGGCAAGATGTCAGAAGAAACAATCGTTACAGATGCACAGGGTAACTATACATCTGCATCAGATGCTTTACAGGCAGGTAGCTATAAGTTAATCGAAACTAAAGCACCAGAAGGATACTTAATCAACGAAGTTACTGATTTTGAAATCTCTAATGCTGCGGAAGTAAATACTATTGCAACAGAAATTACAGTCCTTGAATCTAAGATGCATACAAAGGCAAGTGTTGAAGAAACAAATACTAATGTAGCAGATGGTTCAAAGACAGAACAAACATTAACAGATACTGTAGAATACCATGACCTAATCGTTGGTAAGGAATACACACTTGTAAATGAGTGGGTAATCAAACCAGCAGGTGTTAGTGAAGATGTATTACGCACAATGAATACTGCTGAATTTGAGCGTTTAAAGAATGAAAATGGTGATGTAATTAAGACTACAACAACATTCATTCCTGAAACATCAGATGGCTTTATCACTGTTAAGACTAAGTTTAACCCATCTAAGTATGCGGGTCATAAGTTGGTTGCGTTCGAAGATATGTTTAAGGAAGGCTTATTAGTAGGTCATCATGCAAACATCCTAGATGAAGCACAGACTGTAACAGTATCAATGGACTTAGATGTTCGTATCGCTAAGGCAGATGCTGAAAAGGTAGACCATTACTTACAAGGTGCAGAAATTACTGTTTATAACCAAGACGGTACAATCGCCAAGGATAAAGATGGTAAGGATGCAGTTGGTGTAACTGATAAGAATGGACAGGTATCATTCAAGTTAGCATATGACCAAGACAACCAAATGTATGTTATGGAAACTAAAGCCCCAGAAGGATATGAAATCTCAACAGAGAAATACCCAATTACACGTACTGGTAAGGATAAGTTAGGTGTAGACCTAATCAAGATTAATGTTCTTGATAATGCTATTGTTATCCCTCCAACAGGTGTGGAAACAAATCCATTACTATTCGTAGGTATTGGTGTAGTTGCTCTTGCTACATTAGGAGTAATCCTCTTAGCAAAGAAGAAGAATTAAGTTAATTAAGGGAGAGAAATCTCCCTTTTTTATCTTTCTAAAAATTATTTCAAAAAAAATTAAAAAATTTGTTATTTTCCTATTGACAGATGTTATAAAAATATGCTATGATATATGTGTAGTTAGGGGATTGACAAAACTGAGTTTTTGCATATCCACTTAGCAAAATAAAAAGGCTAAATTTAGCCCAAGGAGAAAATAACTATGAAAAAGTTTATCAATAAGAAGAATGTAGTAATCGCAGTAATCGTAGCAATCTTAATCGCTGTATCTGTGTATATGTTAGCAAATAAAAAGTCTGATGTCAAGACTAATACAGAAAAAACTTCTGAAGTTACAACTAAGGAAGATAAGTCTGATAAGAAGAATACTGTAAAGTCTGATACTAAGAAAGAAGATAAGAAAGATAATAAGCAGGAAGTTAAGGAAGATAAGAAGTCTGATACTAAGGTAGAGGAAACAAAGACTACTGAAGTTACAGATACAAACACTTCTACTAATGTTTCTAACAATACTTCTACTAATAAGAATACTGTATCTAATAATGGTTGTAAGACAGTTTATCATGACGCAGTAACTCACAATGTTTACCACGAAGCAGTTACTCAACAAGTTTGGGTAGTAGACACTCCTGCACATGACGAAACAACTTATACACTAGTTTACTATATGCAGTTTTCTAACGGTGAAAAGTGGTATCATGATGGAAGTTCTAATTTTGCAGAAAAGGTAGTAGATTATGCAGCAGTTAATGGTTTATCTTATAGCACAGGGGCTGAAAATCAGCCAAATACAGTTCACTATGACGAAGTTGGTCACTATGAAACTCAGGTAGTTTCTCAGGCTTGGACTGAAACAGTTGTTGATACACCTGCATATACTACATGTGAGTAATCAACTCATTACTCAACTTGTACTCATAGTATAGTCTAAGAAGTTTGATATGTCAATAGATTTTTGCAACAAATTTATAAAAATTTTATAGGGAATGAGTACTATGAAAATAGTGCTTTTTCCCTTTCATTTTTAGGAAGGAACTTATGATAAGATTGATAAAGAAGATAGTATTCATCGTAATTACCTTATTTCTAATACACACCTATATCGGAAGTATGTTTATATACTACAACAATAATATGTTTCCGTCAATACGTGATGGCGATTTATGTTTTATTGAGAAATATGATAAACGTACACACATAGATGATATTGTCTTATATAACAATACCTTATATAGAGTTATAGCAAGAGAAAATCAAGAAGTAAATATTACTGAAAAGGGAATACTTACAGTTGATGGGCAACAGGTTTTAAGTGTTACTAATTCATTATTACAACGTGGAGATATAACTTATCCAGTAAAGTTAAAACAGGGTGAATTGTTTGTGTTAAATGATTACAGAGAAGAAATATTTGATAGTAGAGAGTTTAGCACAATACAAGAGAAAGATATTACAGGTAAAATATTCTTTTTAATTAGACGTAGAGGTTTCTAATGAAGAAAATTATCTTATTTGCTATCTTTCTTTGTCTGTTCCCAATTAAAGTATTTGCTAGTGGTTATGAGGAGATAACAGGTGGAGTAATTAATATAAAATTACATCTTGTAGATACTGATAAACACGAGAGAAGTATATTTGATAGTTCTCATTTTGTACTTGATATACAGGGAGAAGAAGATATAAATTACATGCAACTATTTAATCTCTGTTAAGGAAGAGTTACAAAGAAAGTCTAAGGAAAGCTCACATACCCTTATGCTGTGAGACGAATTTAGATAGTTGACATTATGCACCATATCAGCATATAATACTATAGAAAGGAGAAACACGATATGTCAGAGGAAAAGAACTCAAAAATTAAAGATACTCTACGTGCCACAAAAGAAAGACGTTCTCAAATGGATTGTCGTGTTTTCTCTGTTAAGATTCAGAAGAATAGACTTTCTCGTGCTAAGGAAGAAAAGTTGAATCGTTGTTTTTTAGAGACTAAATGGTTACGCAACGCCGTTGTAGCCACAGATTCACTATCACTTGAAGATACTTCGACAGTTCAAGTTAAAGTTAATGGCTCGTTTGAAACAAGAGAAATTAAGTGTTTATCTTCGCAGATGAAACAGTCTGTAATGGATAGTATCAAACAGGACATCTATAACTTGTCTAAGGCCAAGAAGAAAGGACTAAAGGTAGGTAGAATAAGGTTCAAGAAAGAGTGTAATGAGATTAATCTCAAACAGTTTGGGCACACTTATTCTATCAGAGGTAAAAATAAGATTAGGATAGAGAAGATTGGGGTTTTAACGGTGAATGGACTTGAACAGATTAACTTAGATGAGGTAGAGTTTGCAAATGCCAAACTCATTCAAAAGCCATCAGGTTTCTACATTCATTTAACAGTTTATACTAAGAAACAATCAACGTCTAATACTGAAAAAGAAGTTCTTGGGTTGGATATGGGTATTAAAAGCCAACTAACATTCTCTAACGGAGTTAAGGTAAACTTTTACTTGGAAGAAAGTGAACAACTGAAAGGATTGATGAGAAAATTATCTCGTCAAGTTAAGGGTTCTAACCAGTACAAGCAAACTTTAACAAGAATTAAGAGGATTTATGAACATTTAAATAACAAGAAAAACGATGTGGTTAATAAACTCAATTCAATTTTGAAAACAAACTACATCATATGTTTCCAAGACGAATTATTAAATCAATGGAAACGTAAGAAATCTAAACAAAAGTTTAGTTTTGGTAAACAAGTACAACACGGGATTTTAGGAAGAGTTAAGGATAAATTAAAGAAGAACACTTCTAATGTTATGTTAGATAGTTCTGTTCCAACAACTCAAACTTGTCCTGTGTGTGGGTGTCTAACGAAACATAGTTTAGATAAGCGAAAGTATCATTGTATGCATTGTGGATACGAGAATCCAGATAGAGATATTCATTCTGCAAATATGATGGTACTATTGAGCGGGTATGGAACGTATCGCTCGTTAAACACGGATACTGTTAGCACTAACAAACTAGTAAGTCTTTTGACTAACTTAGAAAATGTTGGTGTGGTAGTTACTACCGACGGTATGGAAGCTCACTGCATATCTAGCTAGTGAGTAGTTCACAATTACAGTGTCATTAGGTCATAAACAAACGTTAAGAATTACAGATTTGCCAATTGGTTGTTCCTACACAGTTTCAGAGGATGCAGAAGATTATGTATCAAGTGTAGTAGGAAAGACAAATTGGTTGTTTAGGACACCTGACCAAAAGATGTCAGTAGTGTTCACAAATGAAAAAAGTGGATTAATACCTACTGGAATTATTTTAAATAATGGTGGTATATTTATTATCATAGGAATTTCAGTATTAGGTATTTTATTAATAAAAAGGAGAAAGAATGAGAGTTAAGAATTTAATTGGTAGTTTTGCTATTACAGCCCTAGTATTATCTGGGGCAATTACACAGACACATGCAATTGGAGATGCCAACACAAACACGAACTATACAGGTGTTGATGGTACTGAATCGCAGTTTGAAAAGTATTTCGTTATGGATGAAGGTATTCAAGTACCTAATGCAACATTTTCATTTACTGTAAAACCAGGTGTTGCTAAGGCAGGGGATAAAACACATGCTAAGATTATGGCAGGTGTTGGTACTCCTACAATCGAAAATATTACATTCAATGCTAGTGATACAGAGAATGTAGCAACATCTGGGGAAATCGGTTCAACTGGTGAAGTTCCTGCTGGAAAACAATTTGTTAAGAAAACAGGTAAGATTGACTTTTCAGGTTGTAACTTTACAGAGCCTGGAATTTATAGATATATTATTTCAGAAACAGGTACAAATACAGGTGTTACAAATGATACAGATAAGATAATGGATGTATTTGTTACAGATAATGATGGTACATTAGCAGTTAATGGATATGTACTACACTCAAACGCAACAGATATTGAGTTAAATCCACAAGTAGAGGGTGATGGACAATATACTTTAGCAGATAAGGTAACAGGTTTTGTAAATACATTTGAATCTGCTGATTTAACATTTGGTAAGAAGATTACAGGTAATCAGGGAAACAAGTATAAGGAATTTACTTTTACATTAAAGATTACTAATGCTACTCCAAACAGTAAGTATACGATTGAATACAGTGGAAATCGTAGTGAAGCACAGGATGAACCAGAAACAGGTACAAAGACAGTCTTAGTAACTGATGAACATGGTAATGCTACTAGAACATTTAAGATGACTAATAATACCTTTGTTACTGTTAAGGGTCTTGCTAAGGGTGTTAAGTATGAATTAACAGAAGATGCAGAGGATTACGTATCTACAAATGGCATTACGGGTGAAACAGAAGAAGAGTCATATACTGGGGCACAAGCTGGTACGATGAATAACCTTGATGTTAAGACAGGTTTCACAAATAGTAAGACAGGAGTAATTCCTACTGGTATCTTATTAACAACAATGCCATACTTTGTGGTAGTATTAGTTGGTGGTGCAATGATAATGCTATCTGCAAGTAAGAAAAAAGAAGAGAATTAATCTGTGAACATCACCAAGAAGGTTAAGGAACTAGACAAATCTTATCCATTTAAACATACAAACAACTTTATTGATAATGTAATTGTTGTCGTAGGGTTGATTTGTATGTTTCTTGGTGGTTATTGTCTGGTAGATAATTATAATGTGTATAATAAAGCAGATATTACACAAGCACTTGGGTACAAACCTACTGTAACAGAGGATGGAATAACTTTTGATGATGTACCTAATGCGATTGCTTGGTTACAGATACCTGATACTCATATAGATTATCCTATTATGCAAGGGAAGGATAATTTAGAGTATATTAATAAAGATTGTTTTGGAAAATATTCTCTCGCAGGAAGTGTTTTCTTAGATTTTAAGAACGATAGTTCATTTATTAATGATTATAACATCTTATACGGTCATCATATGGCAGGTGGAAAGATGTTTGGAGATTTAGAGAAGTTTATTGATAATAAGTTCTTTTCCAAGCATTTAACAGGATATTTACTCACGAAAGATAAGATATATAGAATTACTTTCACACAATGCTTTGAAACAAGTGCTTATGATAAGGAAGTTTTTTCATTAGATGTTGACAATTTAGAGAGAAAGTTCTATAATGGTAAAAAGATGGTTGCTCTAACAACCTGTAAAACAACAACAGATACAAATAGAACGGTGTTAATTGGCGAGTTAGAGGAAATATCGAAAGAACAGTATAGGAGTGACTAAATGATGAGAATAGTCCCTAGGTATTCTAACTAATGTGAACAACTATTAGCAAAAATTATCGAAATTTAAATGTATTTACAACACTGACGGAGAGTTGTATAATTTCAGAGAGGAAGGAAGTAAACGTGTGGCAACAATTCAAAAAGGTATTAGAGTAAGACTCTACCCAACCGAAGAACAACGTGTTTTAATTGATAGAACTATTGGTTGTTGTCGTTTTGTTCATAACCAAACGTTAGAGAACTGTATCCAATCTTATGAACAAACAAAACACCTTCCTTCGAAGAACGAACGCATTACAAACCTAGTTTCACTTAAAGAAGAGTTTGAGTTCTTAAAAGAAGTAGATGCTAAAGCACTTCAACAATCAGTAAGAGACCTTAATTTTGCTATAGATAACTTCTTTAAGAACAGGAGTCATTTTGGGTTTCCTAAGTTCAAGTCTAAGCACGACTTAAAACAATCTTATAGAACTCCTCACAGCGGTGGAACTGCGGATGTCGTAGACGGTAGACATATCAAATTACCAAAGTTAGGTAGCGTTAGGACAAAACGATTTGATATGCCAAAAGTCTATAAGATTTTAAACATTACTGTAGAAAAGACAAACACAGACAAATACTACGCATCTATCTGCATTGAAACAGAGATACAACCATTACCAAAAACAGGAAAGCAGGTTGGTTTTGACTTAGGACTTATTGACCTGCTCATTGGTAGCGATGGAACTAGAGTTGAAAGACCAAAGTTCTCCTATGTTTACAAAGAAAAACTTGCCAAGGAACAAAGAAAACTATCGAAGATGAGAACCAAATTGGAGAGAACAAACGCAAACCTTGACGAGTGTAAAAATTACCAGAAGCAAAAACATAAGGTAGCTAAGTTACATGAACATATTGCCAACTGTGCAAAAGACTTTAATCACAAGTTGAGTAGAGAATTAGTAGAAGAGTATGACCTTATTGCGACGGAAGATTTGAATGTAAGTGGCTTAATCAAGAACCACTACTTAGCATACTCAATCGCTGATGTACGTTGGGGACAACTGTTAGGATTTATCAAGTACAAATGTCAGTGGTATGGAAAGAATTTTGTTCAAGTAGACAGATTTTACGCAAGTTCAAAAATCTGTTCTTGTTGTGGAACTTACCACAAGGATATAGTTAGTTCTCTTAAGGTTAGAGAGTGGACTTGTCCTGATTGTGGGGCACATCACGACAGAGATGTGAACGCCGCTAAGAATATATTAAATCAAGCCTTGAGTGTAGGCGTTTAAAAATACACTTTGGAAAGGCACAACCGTGGTAAAATAGTTCGGGGATGATAGTGGTGTTAGAACCATGAGAGTAACCTGAACGTTCCCAAGAAAATGCTTGGTTTAGAACATGGTGTTACCTCAACTAGACAAGCACAGTGCCATAGGAGTGAGAATAATGGAAGAAATTAAGAATTATTTAATTGAACATGGGTATATGGTTAGGGTATTAGAAAATGATTTAGCACGATTAGTTTGTGTGAAGATTATCGCTGATAAACTTATTAATATGTACATCTCATTTCGAGATGGTGAGTACGAAGCAGATACCTATATTCACCAACGTCAGTTTGATACAAGAAAGTTATTTGTGCAAGTATCTGAGCCAGTTGAAATGATTAAACAGATTAAATCATTAGAGGAGAGTTGTTTATAATGGGAAAAATAAAAGGAGTTTTTGTAGCACTTCTTGTGGTGTTATTTTCAAGTATTAGTGTTTACGCTACAAATACTGTTTCAATTAGTATTCCAATTATCTCAGATTCTAATTCAATTACAGTTGAGGAAAATGGAGTAAAAAGTGAAGTTGCTGGAAAAGAACTTCATTTAGAATATGATAAGGTTGGTAATTATGAGTACTCTATCTATGCAGATGGGTATGAAAATAAGTACTCGTTGAGTGTATTTGTAGGAACAAAAGAAGATGGTTCACTTTATACAGAGAGTGTGCTAACTACTGACAGTAAAACAAAGGTAGACGAGATTACCTTTAAGAAGTCAGAAAGTAAGATTGAAAAACCTAATACAGAAGAGCCTAAGAAAGAGATAAAGAAGGGCACAGACCAGATTGGTACAGGTGTGGTAGATAATCCTGTAATGTGGGGTGCAATTATTGCATTAGTACTATCATTGTTATATCTATCAAAGGGGGATAAGAAGTGTTAGAAACATTAAACATGGTACTATTAACATTATCTTGTTTTGTATTTATTGGTCTTGTATTACATCTAGTAAATAAGTATGATTTAATCTTACTAGGTATTGTGGCTATTCCGATGTATGTTATATTAACAATCAACTTTATTATATTATGGGTTACAAACACAGTTACGGTCATTCCATATATTGTAACAGTTGTAATTATATTATGTTGGGATTTTGCCATTGGTATTTCTGTGTTTAAATTTAAAAACATGAAGTTAACTATCAGTTATGTTATTATGTTTGCACTAATATTGATTGGGGGAATACTGTGATTAAAGCAATTATTTGTGTATTGTTTTCTCTGTTATCCTTAACTGGATGTGCAAAGAACGAAAAAGTTTTCAAGAAAGATGAGAGTGTAATTATTGTACGTCACGATGCAGATACAATTACCGCAGTAACATTCACAGACAATTATCCAGTTGGGGATTATTCTTCAAAGGTAGATAAGGAAAAGGAAGTTAAAGAATCCTATACAGAAGTATTGACAAAACTATTCTCATCAGGTGCAGTAGTAGATGTTAATACAGAGATTACTGGTAGTCGTATTAAGGTTATTAGCACATTAGATTTCAGTAAGATTAAAAACCTCGGTGAATTTGGCATTAAATCACCTTATCCATCTCTAGCAGAATTTAGTAAGTTCCTAACCGATAGTGGTTGGAAACAGTGATATTGCCTATTGACAAGATAGTGTGAATTGTGCTAATATTGATGATGTAAGGAGAAATAAATGATTGAACAATTGGAAGAACAGTTGGAACAACTATTCATCAATCAAGGTATTGGGTCATGGTTGTGTCCAGATGACCACATTAGTGGGGCAAAACAAGCTGTGGAACGTTGGAAGAAAACAACAAAGTACGTTTCGCAAACAGATGACGTGTATCTTGAGGCATTAAAACTTCGCTTAAAACAGGGTGGAGTAGAAATTTAAAGAAAGACTTGCAGAGTCATAGGAGAGAGAAAATTATGGAAAAGTACGAAGTATTTGGTAAAAAGGTAGTAAAGTGTCATACAGTTGAGTTAAAGACACATGCTTGGTTATTTGACAAGTATAACTTACCATTAAGTGCATTAGCATTAGTAAAGGATGATGAATGTGGATGTGATGTTACTGAGTTCACATCAGTTGCTAAGTGTCACGAAGAAGATATGTTCGATGAACATAAGGGTATGCGAATTGCATCAGTCAAAAACCAGATTAAGTTACACAACAAGCGCATGAAGGATTTGCAAAAGGTTCGCACACAGTTAATGAACGAATTGGAAATGGTAGAGGAATTGTTAAGCAAAGAAACTGCTAAGACTGCTCATCAGATTGTACTCTTAGGAGAGGCTGAAAAGTATTAAAGGTGTTTAATTACACCTTTTTTATTTTTGCCTATTGACAGTTTTTCGTATTTTTGCTATAATATTGATAGCATATAGTACTATTTGTGCTGTATTATAGGAGAAATATATATATATGAATTTAGAGAGAACTCAGTTAATTAAAGATGGGAAGATGCGTGTATTAAAGAAAAATGAACATCGTTTTTCAGTATTGTTTTTTGGTAAGGTGTTTTACATCATTGAGGCAGAAGATTTGCCATTTAGAACATTACTAAGTGTAGCAGTTATACAAAAAGACCATACAGTGCTAATACCAATTTATGAAAGTATTGCACATATTTGGCACGTAATGAATCAAGTAGAGTGTCTATCCACTAGAGAAATGTTACATATGATGAAGAGAGTGGAAGTAGAAAAGATGAAGGAATTTTTGGATAATAACCCAGACTTGGAATATGCTAAGCCTGAACAAGTTAAGTGGCATGCTTAATTTGTACTAGTAAGAAAGGAGTGGTACTTTGGAAAATTATGCAGGACTATTTTTACTATTTGTATTAACACTTGTATCATCTACAACTGCTAATTTAAGAAGTGTCCTACTTGTAAAGGGTGATAAGGTACAAACAATGGTAATCACAGCGATTGATGCCACTGTTTATGCCTATCTATTCAAGAACCTAACACGAGGGGATGATATATACTCTGTATTGGTTTATGTATTAGGTAAGTGTTTAGCAGTTGAATTATCTAATATCTTATTATCGAGAACAAATAAAACAGTGTATAAGTGTAATGTGTATCTAAACAGTTATGAAGCAAGTGGTTTAGAATCATTTTTGTTTGCTCAAAACATTTCATTCTCTAGGGTAGAAGAAACATTTTTACATAGTGAGAGAATTAAGGTAATTATGCACGTAACCAGACAACAGTATCAGAAGATGTTAGAATACTTAAAGAGTGTTGGAATTGATAACCCAACATTAGATTTAGCAGAAGTAAAGGTTAAAGGGAATATCGAACGGAGAGTGGGGCTATGCTCAACTAAATACAGACCTTTTTCCGGTCGATAGATAGTTGTTGCCTCACAAGTCTTAGGCTAGAGAAATTTAGCCTACGTTGAATTAGAGAATCCTTAAGGTTACTCACCTACGGTTGTCGCCTTAGACCGTAGCTCTGAGTTCACTAATTAAGTTGGAAGGATAGCATTAAGTTCCTGTGTTAGTGAATTAAAAACCTAATTCAACATTGACGAAAGGAAGTCCAATACTTGTTTTGGTAAAAGAAACAAGTTAGGCACAACGGTTTGGTAAGTACCGTCTTACAAAGTTAAACTTATCATCAACGAAAGGAGTTGAAGTGTGATGTTAGTATATGTATTGAAACAGAACGGACAACCTTTTATGCCAACAGAACGCTTTGGCAAGGTTCGTAGATTATTAAAAGAAAAGAAAGCAAAGGTTGTTCGTAGAGAACCTTTCACCGTCAAGTTACTTTATGAACCTAAAACAGATGTGGTTCAAGAGTGTTACTGTGGTGTGGATACAGGTTCTAAGCATGTAGGTGTAGCGGTTGTTGGCAATGACAAAGTGTTATACCAATCGCAAGTAGAACTAAGAAGTGATATTAAGAGAAAGATGAACCGTAGACGTGTCTTTAGACGTACTAGAAGAAATAGAAAGACACGTTACAGAAAGTGTAGATTCTTAAACAGAAGAAACTCAATTAAGAAAGACAGACTTCCACCATCAGTTAAACATAAAGTTCAGGTTCACATAGATGAAATTGAGTTTTGTAAGAAGATACTCCCAATTTCAGACAAGAACCTAATTTTAGAGGTAAGCCAGTTTGATACCGCTTTGATGAAAAAGCCAAGTTTAATAAGTGAGAAGGTAAAACACTGGGGATACCAAAAAGGCTTTAATTATGGGCATTCTTCAAGAAGAAAAGCAGTTCTTCATCGAGATAACTACACTTGTCAATGTTGTGGTAAGAAAAACTGTCAATTACAAACACATCACATTATCTTTCGCAGTCGTGGTGGAACTGATGATGAAAATAATATGATAACCTTGTGTAAAGAGTGCCATAAAGGTGTGCATGATGGAACTATTGTCTTAGATAAGAAACCTAAGAAAATGAACCTCAAACATGCTACTCATATGAGTATCATCCGAAGTCAGTTGTTTAAGGTTTACCCGCAGGCAATGGAAACCTTTGGGTTTATAACAAGTGAAAACAGACATCATTTAGGATTAGGAAAGAGCCATTACATTGATGCCTGTGTCATTGCAAGTGGTGGGTTGGAGTTTGAACCATTAGATGTGGTATACTACAAACGTAAAGTATCAAAGGGAGATTACAAACTAGCAAGAGGCAGTAGAAGTGAACAAAAACTACCTACAGGGAAGTTATTTGGTTTTAGAAAATTTGATAAAGTGAAGTACCTTGGAAAAGAGTATTTTATTAAAGGAAGAGCAGCGAAATCTGGACATGCAGACCTTATGGATATTTTTGGTAATAAGATTGACTTTAGTTTTATGCCTAAAGGTCATAAAAAGCCAAAATTGCAGAATTGTAGGAGAATATCGGCCAGAGAGAGTTACCTACTTATAAGCCAAAAATAACTTCAAGTATAGGTTAAAAAAGGGGGGAGGAGAACCCATGGTAAATAATGATATTTTAGTTGTTGGAGATGTACATTTTGTTAATACTTCTTATATTAAGGATAGATTAGACTATTGTGTAGATAGTTTAAATTGGGTAGAACAAGAAGCAACAAGACTCGATGTTAAGAAGATTATTTATGTTGGAGATTTCTTTGACCGTTCTGATGTAAATGCGGAAGAAATTAGTGCGTTAGCAAAAGTTCGGTGGGCTAAGTGCGAACATATTGTTATTGTTGGCAATCATGAGTTAAGTAAGGAAAGTAACTCTGTTCTATTACTTCAATTCTTAGGATTTAAGGTTATCAATGAGATTGAAAACATTGATGGTATATTATATGTGCCATATCTCTACAATCCTGATAAGTTTGATTATTCCCTTTTAGATACTGCTGATATTGCGATTAGTCATAATGACATTGCAGGTATTCAGGTTGGTAAGTTCAAGACTGTAAATGGACTTGATTTAGAAAAGTTAAAACGTGCAAAGTTATTCATTAATGGGCATATCCATAATGGTTCTTATTTAGCAGATAATGTGTTAAATATTGGTAACTTTGTAGGTCTTAATTTTAGTGAAGATGCTAATATCTATAATCATAATGTTGCACATATTCATGATGGTAAAGTAGAGTTGATTGAAAATCCTTACACCTTAAACTTCTATCATTTATCAAAACTAGCAGATTTAAAGAAGTTAAAGAAAAATGCAGTAGTTAGTTTTAAGTGTAGTAGAGATGAAGTAGATAATGTTACTAAGAAGTTAAGTAGTGATAAGAACATTAAATACTTTAAAGTTTTATTAAGTAACGAAACGAAGAAAAAGAAACAAGAAGAAGTAGAAGAAAAGTTAAATCAAGTAAATCATATTGAGTTATTCCAAACATTTATGATTGATAAACTTGGTAACGATAAGTTGGTAAAGGAAGAGGTGGAGAGTGTATGCAAGTAATTTTTAACAAGTTAATTATGCATAATTTCCTCTCTTATGCACATTCAGAGTATGAATTTAATAAAAGTGGTTTTATTGCTGTAAAGGGGTATAACCACAACAAAGAAGATAATGCATCAGGAAATGGTGCAGGTAAAACTTCCTGGACAACTGCACTTATTTGGGGTCTAACAGGTTCTACTCCAACTGGTGTAAAAGATGTACATAACAGATATGTAAAAGAAGATGAAACATGGGTATATTTGTCTTTTACAGTCGATGGAAAAGAATACAGTGTTAAGAGATTCTACAAGCCTGCAGGTATGGAATTTACTGTAGATGGTAGAGAGATTGAGAACAAAGGTATTAGAGATGCTGAAAATATTTTATCTCAGTATCTTCCTAACATTACCGAAAAGTTATTAAGTGCTGTTATCATTCTCGGACAAGGATTACCTAACAAACTAACAAACCACACTCCTAGTGGTAGAAAAGAAATCCTAGAACAATTATCTAATTCAGACTTCATGATTGAGGATATTAAGGATAGACTTTCTAAGAGATTAGTAACTTTAAGTGATAAAAAGCGTGAGTTAGAGGATAATATTCTTCAATTATCTACTAGCGTAGAGAATAATAAGAGATTAATTACTGATTATCAGTATGAATTAAACCATCTTTCTCCTTGTGATATTTTGGAATCTGAGTTAGCAAGTGATAAGAAACAGTACAATGAATTGTCTGCTAAAGTATTTGATAACTACGATGAAGAATTGAAGAAGCTGTATAATGAAAAGGCTAAGATTAAAAATGAGCCGAATATTACTGATTTATCTTCTATTGACGTTAAGTTAGCAGAGATGAGAACATCTTTAAAGGGAAAGATAGATAAGTATAAGGAATTATCCTCTGTTACTGATATTTGTCCTACTTGTGGTCAGAAGTTGATTGGGGTACATAAACCAGATACTTCCGATTTAGTTAAGGAAATCAATCAATTAAAGGATAAGGGTGTTCAATTAAAGGAACAACGAGATAAGATTGAACAAGAGAATAATCGTATTATTGCAGAGTGTAATAAGAAGTATCAAGAAGATGTTGCATCTATACAAACTTCTATTGAAAAGTTAGAACAGTTGCAACAAAAAGTTCAAAGAGAGAAACAGTTAGTTGAATCTCAAATGAAGAACTTACTAGAAAATATTTCTAAGATTCAAGTTGAGATTGATAGTTATAATAACAAGAGAAATACTTATTTATCTGGCATTGAAAAAGCAACAAGAGAGAATGATGAGTATTCCACTGAATTAGATACACTAAAATCTGAATTAACTACAATTTCTCAAAGAATTGATATTCAGAATAAGATGAATACATTGACAAAGAGAGATTTTAGAGGTGTGTTACTCTCTAATTGTATTTCCTATTTAAACTCAAAAATGAAAGAATTTTCATTAGAAGTATTCAACACTGATAAGTTATCTATGGAATTAAGTGGTAATAACGTATCTATTAAGTTAGATGGAAAAGAGTATGAAAGTTTATCTGGTGGAGAAAAGACTAAGGTAGATATTATTATTCAGTTATCTATTAGAGATATGTTATGTAGGTATGCTAATTTTAGTTCTAATATTCTGGTCATTGATGAGGTTACAGACTTCTTAGATGAACAATCTGCAACTAATGTATATAACTTATTTATGTCAAAATTAAATGATGTATCGTCAGTTTATATCATATCACATCGTAAGGACTTTACAATCCCTACAGATGGGGTTATGATTATTGAAAAGGGTGCAGATAAGATTAGTAGAATTATTCAGTAGAAAGAGGGTGGTAATATATGAAAAAGTCAGTTAAAGTCAAAGCAAGAACACGAAATGTTCTAATGTCTGCTGACTATTCCTGAGAAAATCCCAGCAGGAGATAAAAGTAATGGCACAGATGTGTGGAGACCCTATGATGCTAAAAACATTTGAAGAGGGGAAAGACTTCTATGCCATGATTGCCAGTTTATCCTTTCATAGAGATTATGAAGATTGTTTAGAGTTTTACCCAGAGGGAACACCAATTAAAAAGGTTGATGGGAAGTGGGTTAAATGTCCGGTTGAGGAATCAGAGAAACTTGCTGGATACAAGACAGACACAAATACAGAGGGTAAAAAGTATAGAACAAACAGTAAGAGCATATTGTTAGGAATTTTGTACGGACGTGGGGATGCATCTGTTGCAGAACAATTAGGTTGTTCTGTGGAAGAGGCGAGAGAAATTAAACAAGCATTGTACAAAGGTTTCCCTGCAATCGAAAAGTTTGAGAAGGATGGATTGAACCATGCCGAAAAGTATGGTTGGGTATCAACCTTATGGGGAAGAAAAAGAAGATTACCAGATATAAACCTTCCTGAGTATGAAGTATTTGAAGCCATTCTTACCAAAGATGGGGAATATGTAAAGGGAGATAGAGTAGATGATATTTATGCTACTCCTATCATCAACAAAGTACGTAAGGCGTTCTTTAATCAGAGAAGAACTTTGATAGAAGAACTAAAGAAAAAGGGTTACTATGTAGTAAGTAATGGTGGTAAGATAGCACAAGCACGGAGACAAGTAACCAATAGTCAAATCCAGGGGTGCCAATTAGGTAATACACTGTTGCACACCAAAGAATATGGGATTATCAAAATCAAGGATGTAGCAGGTGAGAGTTTGCATGTCTGGGATGGTAAAGATTGGACAAGAGCAGATATTGTGTATACCGGAAAGAAACAACTTTGCCACGTTAAATACCATCGAGGAATTGAGTTTAGTTGCAGCCCTAATCATAAGTTATTAGAAATTAATACTAGGGGTAGGGAAAAATTCATAGAAACTCAGGATTTAATGACCACAAAGATGAAACGTAGAATTAGATTTAATGAAATCTACGTGAAGTCTGATTACGTTTATAAGAGTATTAGAGCTACAGAAAAATTAGCAAGAAACGCCAATGAATATTATTTAGATGATATTGGGGATTCTTATAAGATTGGTATTTTCCTTGGTAGACTTGCATCTGATGGCAATATTCCTTATGATAGAGTTGGTAGTGCAGTTAGGTTACTGGTGGCCGAACATGAGCTAGAGATTCTCGATGTGCTAAAGGAAATCACATCATGTTGGGAAACTCATGATATGACTATTGGAGTTCGAGAAGGTAGGACACAAAAGTTGTATTGGCATAATATCTATAGTAAGACCCTTGTAGATGAAATTAAAGCATTAAACACGAGATTTGATATTCCTGACGAGGTGTTCCAAGATACTGAGATGCTACGTGGATACTTATGTGGGATGTTTGATGGAGATGGTACAGTAGTTAATGGTTGTGTATCACTTAGATTTGGCAAGAACCACGATTACTCTACATTATTGAATAAGATACAGTTAGCACTTTCATTCTTTGGTATTAGAAGTACTTGGAGACAAAATAAGTGTGATGATAGCTATACATTAGATATTTCTAGATATGATAATAAATCGTTTGAAAAATATATTGGATTTATTAGTAATGGCAAGAAAGAGAAACTGTCTAAAGCACAAGATACTTACCGTGATGAACATATTTTCGGTAAATGCGACCTAGTAGACTCGGTTGAAATTACGGACGAGTTTGTAGACATGTATGATGTATGTAATACTGAACGTGGCTATTATGTAGCCAATGGGTTTGTTACACATAATTCGGCCGCTGACATGTCTAAGAAGGCATTAATTAAATTGAATGGTGATGACAGATTAAATGCATTACATGCTAAGCCTATTATTCCTATTCATGATGAAGTTATTTTAAGTTCTCCATTTAGATATGCCAGAGAAGTAGAAAAGAGATTTGCATATGATATGGAAACTGCTGCAACAGATAAATTACATTTAGATATTTCAACCGATGTCGAGGTAACATTTAACTGGTATGGAGAAAGTCTTGACTTAGATAAAGAGTTAAAGGATTTTGAGGAGGAAGTTGATGATACACTCGTCAAGTAATCTACTTATTAATCGAGAATGGTCTATGCCAAATAGTAATACATTTGACATTAAACCTATTCATAAATTAATTTCTAGGTATATTAATTGGGTTAAGGTTGATAATCCTAATGCAGTTATTATTGACCCATTTGCTAATAAGAATAAGTTGGCTAATGTTACTAATGACTTAGATGAAACATTTGATACTGATTATCATTTAGATGCATTGGACTTCTTGAAGATGTTTGATGATAACTCAGTGGATATGGTATTATTTGATAGCCCATATAGTCCTAGACAAGTGTCAGAGTGCTATAAGAAGTTAGGTATGACAGTAGACCACAAAACAACTCAAAGTTCCTATTGGTCTAATTTAAAGAAAGAGATTGGTAGAATAGTGAAGAGTGATGGTTATGTTATCACTTTTGCTTGGAACTCTGGTGGAATTGGTAAGACTTTAGGGTTTAATGTAGAAGAAATCTTATTAGTTGCTCATGGTGGTTGGCACAATGACACTATCTGCACAGTTGAGAGAAAGAGATAATTAAGTTTATCTCTTTTTTATCTTTACAAAGTATGTGAATTATGGTAAACTGTTTATTGTAGAGAGGTATATATTATGAAGTTTAATGGTAGTCTAAAGAGTGTATTAGAACATATGGAAGTTAACTATTCAAATCCAATGGTAAGAGTACATTCTGATGACATTAGTTGTCAGGAACATTCAACACGTTGGTTGTTAGTTCATCCATCTATTCTTAATTTAGATGAGGAATCAACTTGGGAAGTATTAAGTGGTGGAGACTACTATGATTATGATATTTACCAAGGAGATAAACTATGATGGAAGAGTATAGTTGGGAAAGTTTAGCAGGAAAAGGACAAATTCCTGCAGTAATTACAATCAACATAGATAGATATGGTGATGTACAGAAAACATGTAATTCTAATCACTTTATCAATTTCCATGAGGGTGCTAGGATTGTATTTGTAACAGAGTATGTTAGCCCTAACAGTGAAATTGCAGAAAACATGACTGCCTTAGTAGATGTCCAGAGAAAGTTTGAAACACTGTTTAAGGGATATTTCCTTGAAGTGTGTTCTGACATTAATCCAACTATCCAAGATGGAGTATTGTGTACTTGCATTGTAAGAAGGTGTAAAGTTGAGGACTTGGCAGTATCTAATGATTATGCCTTAGTTCGTGATAAGATGGATATTGTGGAGAATATTCGTAGACAAGTTAAAGAACTGCAAGAACATCAACTAGAAGATGTTAGCAGATTAAATCAATTAACCAAGAAATTACAGAGCATGAGAGATTATGCTGATGAATTAAAGCTTGACCAAGAACACAAAGAGCAGTATTTCCAAAAGATTGGGGAACTAAATTCTGATATTCAAGAATTAGAGATTAGACTTAAGAAAGATATTCCAGAGTTGGATAAGAATTTAGATATTAACAATTTCAAGTAATAGAGTTATTCTATTTATTTAATAGAGGGGTACATAATTGACAAGTACTCCTTTTTTGTGATATAATGGTACGAGAAAGTAGGGGAACTTAGTATGGAAAACAAATATCCACGATTAATTAGTTGGAACTATTGGGATGGAACAACATTTTTCTCACAAAAAAAGAGTGCAGAAGAGATAACAGAGTATTATATCCTTGATAAAGATGGCGAAAAGGAAATTGAGGATGGAACAATCACAAGAACAGATGCCCCGTATAACCATTTCTGTAGAACACATTTTAAGAAAGTTGTACGTACTGGCTATACGAGAAACTCTAAAAAGCATAAGGATGTTTACTTTGCTATGAAAAATAAGTATCCAGAACTAGAAAATAAACTTAAAGTGTTTGAGGGGATTTTAAAGGATTGTGGTTCTTATGTGTATATGAACCTCCCATGGCTTTATACTGGTTGGGGATATGACTTTTATTCTAAACATGAGGATGTATTCCTAGAAAATGATACAGCCTACATTAAAAAGGAATGTTGGTCGGTTGAATTGATTAATGAAATAGTGAAATATAAACCACGTAATTTTGAAGGCGGTGTTATAGCAGATTATCAAGAAAAATATATACCACTCTTCTTATTAGAGTTAAAGATTAAATTCCCAGAATTGTATAAGAATGTTGATAGAAAAACAGATAAGGACATTAGAGAACTTTATCTTGGTAAGTTCGTTCCTGTAACAAAGTTAAATGTCGGAACTGTTGGGGTTGTGAAAGGTGGATTCTGTTTACCTGATACTTGGTACTATGATGGAGAATACTTAAACGGAACTAAACAAGACGATGGTTTAATTGTAGAGATGAGAATTAAAGCAACTGATGAGGTGCTTGTAAAGGTAGTAGATGTTTCTACTGTTCCTTTTGATTTGGTTAATGAGTAGTGGGGTTGGAAGTATGAGATATTTTATCACAAGTGATATTCACGGACATTATACAGAATTAAAGAATGAATTAGATAAAAAAGGATTTAACGAACAGTTAGATACTTTAGTTGTTTGTGGGGATTTATTAGACCGTGGTACAGAGAATGTTAAGTGTATTCAGTATGTCAACTCACTTCCTAATAAGGTTCTTATTAAAGGAAATCATGAGTACAACTTAGAAAAGTGTTTATTTTCTCATAGATTTGACTATGCAGATAAACGTAATGGCACAGTTGATACTATTTTAGAGATTGCAAAATATGTATCTGGTAGAAAACACTTGAATACTTATGATAGTGAAATCTTTATGTATGCTAATCAGTGGTTAGAACTAACTCAATACATAAATAGTCTTGTAGATTATTTTGAGTTTAAAGATAAAAACGGGAATACTGTTGTTTGTTGTCATGGTTGGCTGCCAGAGAACTATAAAGATAAAGACTGTAAGGACTTTGAAGAATATAGTTGGATAAATGGTATGGCTTATTGGAAGAATGGTCATAGTTTTAATGGTAAAACAGTTATCTGCGGTCATTGGCATTGTTCTTTTGGTAATTCTAGGTATCATGGTAAGGGTTCTGAATTTGGGGAAGATGCTTGCTTTGAACCATTTAGAGATTTAGGTATTATTGCGTTAGATGCTTGTACAACACTAACAAAGAAAGTTAATGTAATCGTGATTGAGGGAGAGTAATTTTCCTATCACAGTTATATATGTAAAAGTTTAATGCCAAATGTGGTTGAATAAATCATATTGGCATTTTTCAAGTATTTTAAGAAGAGGAGAGAGTGAATGAAGAAAAATAAGAAAAGTTTAAAGAAAACAACAATTGGTATGTCATTGCTAATGTCATCCGTGTTATTATGTGGTAATACAGTTAAAGCACATGCACAGGCTAACTTGACACCAGAAGAGAGTCAGAAATTAACAGAATTTTTAGCAACACAACCAACAAACGGTGCAAGAACAAGTTTAGGACTTACAAATAATGTGAGCCATAGCACTTATAAGTTTAAGGGAGTAAATAACTATACTTCTATCTTTGAAAGTCGTGCAACAAAGACTAAGTTAGACAAGGACTATGAGTTTACATTTATTGACGGAGACCACGCAGGAGAGATAGTACATGTAAAGAATTGGCAAGACTTAGAGTGTTTTGACCTTTCTACTGCCGAAAAATATCCTGACGCATCTATGGGGAAGTTTTACTTTGCAAAAGAAGTTACTTTTGTGACTAATGATGGCACAGAGTTTACAGAACGTAATGTTGCTCTTCCAGTAGAGGTTGGTGGAATAGAAAGATATGATATAACTGCATATCCTAATAGATACGCTTTTGATTATCCTATTGAAGAAGCAGACTCACGTTTTACATCTGATATTGGTCCTACAAGCGATATGGCTATTTCTGGGGCGAATGGTTACTGGCAATTATTTGCAACTGTAAATGAAGAAATCCCATACGATACAATCGCCGAAATTGATGAAAACTTAAAGCAAGGTGAGATTGTTGAAGTTACTCAAGGTGAAATTGGTAATAAGATTGGTACATTTAGTTTCACAATCGCTGATGATTTAGGTAGTAGATACTTAGATTATGATGCTGATGTGATTTATAACGACTTAAAGGATTTATTTAGCAGTTCTTCAATTCAAAAGGATGCATTCTTTGTTCGTGATTATGGTCTAGTAACTTATGTTGAAGGTGGTTCAGTTGACCCTAAGACAAGATTATTACATGTTGGTATTGACTATACACAATATGTTACAGAAGATGGTGCAGAATTAAAGACTAAGGAATATGGTGTGCATGACAAAGAAACATTTGATGGTTATGAATTTGTAGAGACTCGCACAGCAGAAAACGGTGATACAGTTCATGTTTACAAGAAGGTTACTGTTCCTACTCCAACACCAGAGCCTGAACAACCAGTAACACCAACCGACCCAACACCTACACAGCCAGAAACACCTACAAATCCAGTAGAAGAAACACCTGCTATGCCAAATCCTACGCCTGAACCTGAAACACCTGGCAATAATGGTAATACTCCAGCAGAACCAACTAATCCAACAGAGGGTAATATAAATGGAGATAATGGCGGGGAAACAACACCTGAAAATCCAACGGATAATGTAACACCTGTTAATCCTACTCCAGAAGTACCTAACAACCCAACACCAAATCCTACACCAGAACCAAATGTTCCAGTTGAGGAGACACCAGTTCAACCGGCAAATCCTACTGATGAAACACCTGTAGTTCCTAATAACCCTACAGATAATACAGTAGTTCCACCTGCAGTCGAAGAAAAACCTGTAGTAGAGGAAAAACCAGTTGAAAATAATAAGGTTGAAGAAACCACAGTAGTAAATAATACAAACAGTTCAACCACATCTATCAAGAAAGATGACAGGGTTATTGAAACTGGAGTTGGAACTGGCTTATTTACAAATCTTGCCATGACAGTTGTTAGTGGTCTAGGACTACTAGGATTAGTATTTAAGAAGAAAGAAACAAAGTAGTTTGATAGGGGAGTTCATTCTCCCCCTTTATTTTATAGAGAACAGGAGAAAAATATGTTTGCTGATTTAAAAAATGATTATAAGGATATTAGTACTGCCGAGTATTCGAAGTGGATTGAGAATTGGTTGGAAACGTTAGCAGAATTGATAGAAGATGAAAGTAATTTAGATGATTCATTAGATGAAACTAATGAGCATTTCTCAAAAGTGTGCGGAAAATCTTATAAACCTGTTAAATATGAGTTTCATAGTTTTTGTTTCCGTGAAGGATATGTTATAATTTGTTCTAGCGACAATTATAAGACCTATCGTGTTTATTTTGGTGTGGATAATGATATTAAGTTATATAAACATCCACAAGAATTTTATAAGTTTGATGAAAGATATGTTGTCAGTATTTGGGAAGAGCTGAAACAGCTCCCAGTTAAAGAAGTTCATGAGAAAATCCTTGCACAGCAAGCATTCGCAAATAACCGCGTGGAAGAGAAAATTCGTAAACAATTAGACCGTATACAGTCTGCAGGAAGAATTGAATAGTATGACTAAGTATATTGTTAACCAAATGTGTATTTTAAATCAAGAAAACCCTACCCCAAGTAAAATAATGGATATTGCAATCAACATTATTCCAGTAGAAAAGGATAAGAAGTTTGAGAACTTTGTATTAGGTATTGACAACTACCAACAGTGTTGTGAGGGGTTTGGTGCTGAGTGTACTCTGGGTGAACGTTTTGAAGAAGAAAAGTTTATTGAATCCATTGAAGTTTATGTAGATGTTCCTGATACGTTATATCCAACTTATGTAGATTGTGGTGAGGTATTTGGGGTTAAAATCAATGTAAAAGATGATGCACCGATATATGCCTGTGTATATAACAGTCATAATGGGTATTATGCTCACACAATTTATTATACAAACGGTTCTCTAAGAGTTGATTGTTTTGAAGAGGATTATCTATAATGGATAAAGCAGTATTTAATAGATTAGTGGAGAGAGTTCCGAATTTAAGGATTCTCTCTCCATCAAGAACTTACTTCGACCCTTACGAACAAGAAGTTGTTTGTGAGTTTGAAAATTCAAATCAATATATCACAGCGAAAGAATTAAAAGAAGAGTTAGAAACAATTACGTATTACAGACTAGGTCATAGTGATGAGTTTCTTATGCTAAAAGATGGAAAAGACTTAGACATTAAGCAGTTTATTCATCCAGACGACAAGTACTTATGGTAACAGCAACCATTTGACAAAGTATTTTCGTTGTGATATACTATTGTCAGAGAGGTAGAGACATGAAGAAATTATTAATCTTAAACGGAGTTATGGGAGTAGGAAAGTCTTACTTCATCAAAGAAAATAACCTTGAAGATTTTACAGTGTCATCTGATGAATTAAGAATCAAGATGGCAGGTTTTGACATGTCTGAAAATGGATTAGCTATTTCTTCAAAGCAAGATAGACAAGTTTGGTCTATGCTATATACAATTTTAGAATCTCGTATGAGTATGGGATTATTTACAGTTGTAGATGCTATGCACTTACATACAAGGGATTTTAAGAAGTATAAGGAACTTGCTGACTTGTATGGGTATAAAATCTATGTAAAGCGTTTTGATTTATCTCTTGACGAGTTATTACAGAGAAATGAACAAAGAGAATCGTATAAGCAAATTCCAGCAGATATAATTGTTAAGAAATACGATATTTTCACAAACCAAGTATTGCCAGACTATGTAACAGTAATTAATTCAGTAGATGAACTATTACCAAAGAAAGAGAAGTTAGATAAGTGGGATAGAATCTATTGTGTAGGAGATATTCATAATAACGCTGATAAGTTAGAGATTGTTTATAACGAAGTCGAGAAGGAACAAAACTCCTTGTACATTTTTACAGGAGATATTTTCGATAGAGGTGAAAAACCTTATGAAACAATGTTACTAGTGGGTAAATTGTTAGAGTTGGGTAATATAAGATTTATCCAAGGTAATCACGAAAGACATGTACGAAACTATGTCTATGGCACTAACAACTACTCTAACCAATTTAAGAATACTACATTAGATAAGATTTTAGAAAGAACACAAGATACAAGTGTATTATCTAATCTTGTAGAAAGACTAGAAGAGTTTATTTTATTAGAGTTTAGATGGGGAACATACTTTATTTGTCATGCTGGGGTAAGTGAATTACCAAAGAACATGTTATACTTAGCAGGTCAGAACTGTGAATATGGCACAGGTAATTATGAAACAGAAGTAGATATGTTATGGGAAAAGAATATGACAGGAACACAGGTTCACGGTCATAGAGAGACAACCTCAACAGAACACTCAATCAGAATAGATTATTCACATGAGGGTTACATTGGTGTGTATGACATTTTTGAAGAGGAGTTAAGAAAGATTTAAGAGAGTGTGAAATATCCACTCCTTTTTCTTGACTTTTTCTTTAAAATATGGTAATATATCCTGTGTAAAGAGAGGTATATATTATGGATAAGAGATTACAAAACATATTAAATTCTGAGTACATTCGAGTAAAAGAGTTAGGTAATGATATTGTTTCTTTGAACTTCACTCGTAATGCTTTCCAAGATGGTGTTTGGAATGATGAAACAATTAAGGCACGTGGACTATTTATCAATAAGGTTGATGGTGATATTGTAGCACGTTCCTATAATAAGTTCTTCCAATACGATGAAACATCAGAAACAAAAGAATATGTTGATAACCATTTAGTATATCCGTTGTATATCTCTAAGAAGTTTAATGGGTTCTTAGGTATTGTCTCAGTGTATGATGATGAGTTCTTTATTGCAACAAAGTCCACTAACGAGGGTGAATATTGTGAATACTTCAAGGAAATCTTAAACAACACTCTATTTGCAAATGAAGAGGATAAGAACGAATTATTTAATATTCTAAAAGAACATCACTGTACTGCTACATTTGAAGTAATGGATATGGTGAACGACCAACATATTGTCTATGAGGAAAATCCTTTGGCATTACTTGATTTTATTCCTAACACATTAGATATTAATGGTATTGATAAAGATGTAGAATTATCTGAAACATTAAAAGAGAAGTTAAATATTAAGTCTATCGTTATTGCTAAGAACACAGTGATTAATACTAAGGAAGAATTGGACAACTTCTTAAATATGACAGAAAAAGAGGAATTAGAAGGTGCAGTAATTACGGATTCTAACGGATTTATGTGGAAGTACAAGACTAACTTCTACCGATTCTGGAAAACAGAACGTAATCAGTTAGGTAGATTACTAAAAGATAAAGAAGTTAAGGGTTCAAATAGATTAAACTCCGAAAAAGCACAGATTGCAGAACAGGACTTTATTAACTTCTTACAGGATTTCTTAAATGATAAGACCGTAGAAGAAAAAGAAGAACTATTAAATACGAAGTCTATTATCTGGTTTAGAGAAAAATATAGGAAGAGAGTAAAATAACTCTCTCTTTCCTCTTGCTTTTACTGCTCTAATGTGTTAGAATTATGGTGTAAGTTAAAGCGAGGTGAGTTTTGTGAAGAAACTATATATTTGCATTGGAGTTTATGGTTCTGATTCTACTTCTTATGTACAATCAAACTTAAAAGAGGGTGAGGTATCAATTGTTGTTCCTGATATTCAAGCAATTAAGGTATTTGAAGAAGGTACAGATGTTCTATACATTGATAACGATAACTTGAAAAGAAGTACAAGAGCAGGTCTATATAACTATTGCAAGCAAAAGGGTATTGAAGTAATTGCGTTATGTTTCTTAAAACCACTAGCAACTTTAATCCATAACTATAGCCCTGATTGTGGTAAATCTATCTCTGAGATTATTCAAGACTACAAGAGATTACAAGTTCCTCGTATTGGAGTGGATTGTGATAAGATTGAAAAGGTCTATGGCAATAACTTTAATGAATTTAGACATGAGTTCCTTGGTAATCTACCCCATGACAATCCAAACCACAAGGAAAGCATTAACGAACATATTATGATGTGTGTTCAAAACTCTCCTACACTACGATTAAAAGAGATTTCTAAGTACCATGATTTAGGTAAGTTTATCTGTAAGGAGTTTGTTTCAGAACACAGAGCAACATATCATAACCACGCTTTTGTTTCTGCTATGTATTATCTTGCAAAGATTGATGTAACAAACCAAGAAAAGTTAGATAATATGGAAGTAATTTACCAACATATTGCAGTTATGGATGATTTGACAGATAAGCAGATTCAGAGAAATAAGTTAGAGAATATTGTTCCTTTAATGTTAGAATTTAGGGAAATAGATAAGAAGTCAAGAGTTGTTTAGAGGAAAGTAGGTAGGATATATGGGAGATAGTAAATTAAATACTGTTCAATTTGCTCAATCGTTGTTTGGTTTAGAACCTGATACACCAATCTCCCATGAGTTTGATATGGAATTTGGGCAACTAAAAGATAGATGGTGGTCATGCCAAAGAGAACATTTTTCCCAGTGGGCGATTTCTCAAAACACTGAAGGCGTTGAGGGATATAGACATAAACCGAACACAAATTCTATAAAGATGTACAATAACATTGGCAGACCTGAACTATTGTTGTGGTTAATTGAGGCACTACACATCTCATTAGACATGGATTTATCAGAGTTTAGGAGATTTGTAGTAGAATTGTCAAAGTTAGGAAGAAAATCCAAGAAACAATGTTCAATGATTAGGGAAAGGTATCCCTACGTATTAGATAATAAAGATGAAGGGGTATCCGTGGAAGAATTGTTACTCAAACATCGACAGAAGTGGAAAATTAAGTGATAAGGATGGAATGTAATATGATGAAGAATGATTGTAAGTTAGTAAATGGAAAGCCATTTAATAAAGATTTAAAGAGTATCAACGTAAAGACGTATGAGGAACAGCGTTCTGTACTTAAGAATTACATAAAGGAGAAATACTTTAGTGGTAAAGATGGCATACGACTGGTTGTTTTAACTATTGTTCTAACAATTCTCCTTATTATCACATTGGATGCACCAATGCATTGGATAGCAATTAAAACACATCTACCAATCGTATTACTTACAATTTTAAACATGGTAATTTCCTTTATGGTTGCGATTAGAGTGGTGGCAACAGTTGAGATGTATAGTAGAGGTATTAATAAAGATGCTTATCCAACATCAACCAATGATATTCCAAAGGGTATTATTGTAGTATCACCTTGGGATAAGGAAATTCTTTTTGAGAAATTCGTTGAGTACAATGTTATCGGAGTAAAGAAGGTGGATGATAATGCCTTCAATGTCCTAATTGCTGAAAAAGATGGTAATAAACTATACTCAACAGACTACACATATATTAGCTATGATGTTAGTAACCAGATGATAGTTGGCAGATGGTATTCTACCATTGATTTCGTCTACAATAAAGCAAAGGCACTAAAAATTAAGGACTAAGATTAAATTCTTAGTCTTTTTCTTTACAAACTTATTAAAGTATGTTAAGATAAGTATATAAGAGGTAACCAGTATGAATATAGTGTATTTTAAAAAACACTTTGTTAATTATATAGATGAGTGCAATGAGTTAGGTATTCCGGCAACGATAAACTTATATAATAATGATTCTATCTATATTGACCTTGAATGGGTAGTTGTGTCTGATTATAAGATAGTTGGAAATAAAATGATATTATTAACAACAGGTTCTTGGGATTCAGACAATGCATATAAATTCACAGATAAAACAATCTTTGATGGTATGTCAGAAGTAACATTCATGGTGAAAGATAGGGAAATAACAGATACTACATTTTTTGATGTAGCATGGAAATTTAGAACTTTCATCTTTGATGGAGCGTTTTAACTTATAAAATAGGTATAAGATGGTAGTATTCAGTAATTACTTGGTAATAGGGTGTGAAAAGTAGAGGTAATAAGACATGGAATATACAATGGTGTTATTTGTAGCGAGAAACAAAGATAATAAACATATTAAAGGCTTTAAAGGAAGTAGTCAGCAATTTCTTGTAACCGATGTATCAAATATTTCTGAAAATTTTGAACAGTTTGTTTCAAAACAATTAGATGGTGTATTATGTCGTTGCTATACTTCTGTAAACAAGCGTAAGGGAGATATTGTTCAGAAACAGCTAATCTCATATCTTGCACTAAATGATGCTGACCTATCTAAAATTTCACGTAAAACAACCTCTATTGCAATGCTACCTCAATGTGCAGTAACAAAGAAATGGTTATTGGACTTTGATTATGAGAGTGAAGAACAGGTATTAGAGTTTATTCAAGACATTAAAGACATTGACAACACATTAGGGGTAGAGTATAAAAAGACAGTACATGGTTATGCTGTAATAACTAACCGTAGTTTTGATACAAGAGAATTACTTAAAAAGTGGACAGATTGTGAAAATAAGAAAGATGGTATGTTGTTGGCAGATTGGAGAGTGAAATAGTGGATATTAAATATTTCAAAGAGAAGTTTATTGATTTTATTGACGATTGTAATGAGTGTGGCGTTCTAGCAAATATTCAAGTACAAGATGGTTATGGATTTGGTAATAGATGGTGGGGAGTTGTGGATAAGTGTACTATCTCTGAAGGTGTTGCAATTCTTAATGTAACAGAGTGTCATCATAATGTTGAATACAAATTCACAGACAAGTCAATCTTTGATGGCGTTAGTAAGGTTGTATTTTGTATTAATGGTGAGATTGTTGAAGATGCAGAGTATGTTGATGCAAGTTGGAGTGATAGAACATTTGTATTTGAGGTGGACTTATAGAATATGAGAATAGACGAGTTCAGAAAGAAATTTATTGATGAGATAGACGAAAGTACTGAATGTGGAGTTCCTGCAACTATTATGTTGGGAACGATTTACGAAAGTTTTACAGTGTGGGGATATATTGTTTCAGGAAGTAAATTAACATTTCTCACAACAGATGATTATAGTCACAGACCGTCAAGACCGTATGAATTTACGGATAAGAGTATTTTCGATGGAATTGAAACAGTTACGTTTTTAGTTAATGGTACGGAAATATATGATTTCACTTTGGAAGATGTGTCATGGAGTGAAAGAATATTTAGTTTTGAGGGAGATTTTTAGTGAAAAATCAAGAGATAACCTTCGAAAACTGTAGTTCTGTTTGCTTATATGCTGATGAACCAACAATAACATCATACTTTCATAAAGAACTACCAATATACTTTGAACTAAAAGAAGATGGTATCATTAAAAGATTAGATGTCTGTGATGTGACTATCTCCACTTCAGGAATGGAACTGACGCAAGAATTATTAACACAAATCGAACCTATAGTAGAGAAAGCTATGAAAGAAGAGAAAAAGTTGGTTGACTCTTTGTTGGAAACCTTTAACCATGTAGAAAAAGAGGGTGAACCAATGTCTGAAGAGTTTGAAGATGTTTTCTATGGTTCAACAAGTAACTGTAATTTTGAAGTATTCAGTGCAAACAATGAAATTAAATTATATATTACAGACTTGAAAACGAGAGAAAATATCACCTTTAAAGAAGATTTTAGGGGGTATGATGTTGAAAAGATATACTATAAACTCGAAAAGGCTGTTATGGATACCTTTGAGGCAATCCGTAAGTTAGAACATGAAGTTGCAAATAATGTTCAGAACCTATTCACTTAACTTTATGGCAGAGAGGAATTTTTAATGGATAAATTAAACTATACAATTAGATATACTTCATATGATAATGAAGATAAGTTATATGTGCATGATAAATTACCCCTATCTTTTGTATTAACAGAGAATAGAACACTAAAAAACCTAAATATCTTAGATGTTCAGTTCGATATTGTAAGAGAAGATATTACAGATGAAGCTATAGCAGAATTAGAGGAAATTACTTGTGAGGCAATTGAAAATTATAGTATTGTCTTAGAAGAAGTAGTTAATAAATTCCAAGCACTAGAGTTAAAAGAAGAAAAGGTAATTAGTAATGTAACAAACTCAGAAATAGAATTTACGAAAGATTATTATTCTATTAAAGTAAGCATTGAAAAGGGATATGTTACGTTATATGTATACGATAATCTAAATGATGATTCAAATAAGTATGTATTAAACCTGTGGGGACTAAAAAAGCCAAACACACAAGAAGTATTCAATAATGCAGTTTCTTTATTATTTGATTTTTATAATTTCACAAATACACTAAGTATTAATTTATGGTATGATGTAAATAAGTTGTTTAGTAAATAGAGAGGATTCATGGTATGTATAAGACAAAAGAACAGTTATATAACGAACTAAAAGAACTAACAGAAGAAAATAGAAAACAATTTAAGGGTATCTTAGATGATATTATTAAGTCTGAGGCATTATTAGCACACTCTACCAAAGTACCAATGGCATATAACTTGATTGATGATTTTGATATTTCAGAATTAGAGTTTAGAGATATGTTTGAAAACTTCGTCAGTTTTCAATATAACGACTTATACACTTTCTGTGATTATTGGGATATGGTAGTATTATTAAAGTCAGGAAGAAATTCAAACAAAGTATATTTCTTACCAAAAGCAGATGATACTATATTAGAAGATTTATTTGCTTATTTATCCTATAATTATCAAGACCAGTTAAAAGAATTTATTGAAGATTATTTTGACCATGATGATTCTTTTTCTGAATATATGTGTGATAATAGTATCACATCAGCAGATATTTATTCAGAAGATTTTTATGAGTTAGCAACAGTAAAAGAGCTACAAATCATCTTAGCAGAATATAAAGAAGTATTCCAAGAAGAGATAAATAAGTTAAGGAAATTACAGAACAACCTATATGCTTGTGTAAGTAAGTTGGAAGATATTGTTGATGAGTTCCCAGAGAATTTCAGAAAGTATTTAGAGGATATGGGATATGAGTACTTGGGTTAGTGATTTAATTGAATTGTCAGAAATTAATAAAGATATAAGAGTGTCAGAACCAGACATGACTTATTATGATGATAAAGGAAGTTGGATTCTAATCTATACTGGAACAAACAATTATGTTAAAATTAACGAGTTGGTAGAGTTAGCATTATCTATTGATGGTATTTCTCCATTAACAAGTGTATATTGCGTTAATGATAATTATGAGTCTTTTAATGAATTATTAGCACATATTAAAGAAAAATGCTTTCCTTTTAGTAATACAATTCATCCAGATGACATTATTTAATAAGTGGGGAGATTAATTTCTCCCTTTTTATTTTATTTTTCTGTAATTTATTTTTTATTTT